ATGAAAACGGAACACCGTATGGCTGGGGAAAAGTTTTAGATTATCTCGGAATTGGGTGGCGAGATATTCCGGAAGCAGAGTTCGCGCCGGAGCAGATGACGCTAAATCAATGATGGAGGCAGGCAATGACAAAAGAGCTTTTGGAGCAATACCCCGACATTTGCGCGGAAATCGAAGAGCTGAAAGCGAAGGACAGCGCGGCGGTCAGCGACGTGGTGCAGGCGAGCGCGGACGAGTTCCCGTTCAACCTGCACAGCGTTACCGTGCAGGGCTTGCCGAACCCGAAACACGCAGAACGCATTCGGGAACTTGAAGTGCAAAAGGCGGAGGTCGAAGCGTTTGTGGGCAGGCTTGCCTACCGCCCTCAGAAACTCGCCCGATGTGTTATGAAGCACGGGACGAGGTGGAACGTGGTCAGACGAGCGCTGAATGATTCAAAATCCGCAGATGCACTGCGAATGGAATTCAGCAGAATTTTTTCAAAAAAATTTTGAGTTTGTTCGTTTTGTTCGCTTTGTTCGTCTATAATGATAATTGAGGAAGTCTACAAGGAGCACCTGCGCTTCGGCGTGGGTGCTTTTCTTATGCCCGAAACCGAAAGGAGGGGTGCACGTGAAAAGAGAATACCGGGTATGCCCGAGGGGCTGCAAATGCGTTTGGGCGGAATGCTTAGACGGCACATGCTTCTGTATGCTCTCTGTGTGCCCCTACACGGCGATTTCGGACGGTGCGAGGGTAATTTCACCTGTTGAGGGTGAAAACGGCGTGGAGAGTTGTACAGACGATTTAACAAACAGGTGCGAAGATGAGTAATCCGCGATATGCGAACGGTACACTGCGCAGGAAACACCGCGCCAGACTGAAAGCCATGGGCGCGCCATGCGGGATATGTAAAGGACGGTTCGGTCCGATACATTACGATGAGCCGAGTGACGCACAGCACCCGCTTTCGTTTGTAGTCGATGAAATTAAACCCGTAGCACGTTGGCGCGAATTTGGCTACGCTTCGGCGCGGTCTGCGGCGGAGGACTGGACAAACCTGCAAGCGGCGCATTATTTTTGCAATCAGCAGAAGGGCGCAAAAGTAGGAAATCCGTTCGAGGAAAAGAAAGAGAAAAAGATATACCCAAAAATCAGCGACGGAAACTGGTAAGTTTGCCGAGGGTGGGGAGGGTACCCCTACACCCATACCGGCGACCCATCGCCGTCCAGCGCCGATTTACACACAGGGTATTTTTGAAAGGGGTGGCAGTGGCATGAAAATGAAAAGCATCACGGCAAAGGGCAGCCGGATAGAGCAGCTCAAGGAGCTTGCGAAAGTGCTCGCCGCCGCGATCGATGCGTGCATAGACCCGAAGGCGCTTCCGGCTATGGCGAAGCAGTACCGGGAAACGATACGGGAGATCGAAGAAATAGAGGGGGTGAGCGCCGATGGCGACGAGATCAGCGAAATCCTCACGAGCCGCGAAGCCGATGGGAAGCCAGGAGCCGTCCGAAAGAATCGCGCCTGAGTATGCGACGAGCGACGGCATGGATGCGGTGAAGCTGCTGCGTGTCGGTAGCACGGTGCTCGACCCATGGCAAAGCGACATCATGGATGACTGGCTCGGCCGCACACCGTCCGGTAAATGGGCAGCCCCCACAGCAGGCGGCAGCGTTCCACGCCAGAACGGCAAATCGCTTTTGGTACAGGGGCGCGCGGAAGCCGGCATGCTGATGTTCAACGAGACCGTGATCTACACGGCGCACCTCCAGAAGACTGCGACGGAGACGTTTGAGGAAATGCGCAATTTCTTCGAGCACCCGAAGCTTCGGCGGTATGTCGCCGAGATCAAAACGGCGCTCGGGCGTGAGCAAATTATCTTAAAAAGCGGCGCGCGCATTAAGTTCCTGGCGCGAACCCGCAACGGTGGACGCGGACAGCACGGTGATTTACTCATTTTTGACGAGGCGCAGGAGCTGGACGAGACTGCGCAGGGCTCGTTTCTGCCGGCGATTTCCGCAAGCTTGAATCCGCAAACGGTTTACGTCGGCACGCCGCCGGGCCCCGATGCTGTGGGCACAGTGTTCCGCAATTTACGTCAGCGTGCATTAGATGGAGAAGCCAAAAAAGCTGCATGGTTTGAGTTCTCCGTGCCGGAGATCGGCGATGTGAAAGACCCGCGGCGCTGGGCGGCGACAAACCCGGCGCTCGGGCGACGCATCCAGTTTTCCACCATTGAGGGCGAAGCGGAGCAGCTGGACCCGGATACGTTTGCAAGAGAACGCCTGGGCTGGTGGAGCCCAGTGGCGGCAGAAAATTTGGATTATGCCATTGACCGCAGGGCGTGGGAAGCCTGCGCGAGTAACGACGAAAAGCCCGAAGGCAAAACCGCATACGGCGTGAAATTTGCTGCGGACGGTTCGGCGGTGTGTTTATGCGGCGCGGTGATCCCAAAGGAGGGACCGGCGCGCGTGTCGCTCATCGAGATGCAGCCCTCGGGGCGCGGACTTGTTTGGCTGGTGGACTGGCTTTCCGCCCGGTACGACCGCGCGAGCTGCGTCGTCATCGACGGGCGCAACGGTGTAGATGTGCTGGTTGATCGCATCAAGTGCGTTTGGCGAGCGAAAAACGCCGTCATACGCCCGGGCGTGAAAGACGTGCTCGCGGCGGTGGGATTGTTTACAAACGCCGTGAACGAAAACACGCTGACATGGTACAAGCCGCAGGAGGCGCTGAACGAAAGCGCCGTGACGGCGGTTAAGCGCCCAATTGGCGGCGGGTACGGCTTCGGCGGCGAAAACAGCTTACCCGTGGAAGCCTGCGCCCTGGCACTCTGGGGTGCGAAGACCTGCAAGCGAGACCCGACGCGGAAAATGAGGATTGGATAGAGGTGAGACGATGATAACTTTAAATATCAGCACGGTGCCGGGCTTGAGCGCAGACGAACAGCAGAAGCTCATTGAGCTGCAAAACGTGTTTGCGTATCATCAAACAAAAAATGACATGAAAGACAAATATTACGAGGGACATATCGAGCTTAGCGACGTGAACCTCGGCATCGCTTTGCCGCAGGGTTTGAACAAGCTGAAGGTCGGATGCAACTGGGGACAGAAAGCCGTGGATGTACTTGCCGCGCGCAGTATGTTCGACGGATTTGTCGGCACGGCGGGCAGCTTGGACGGGCTCAGTAAGCTTGTGCAGGATAACAGGCTCATCGCGGAGTACGGTAAGGCGTGCCGCGACGAGCTTCTATACGGCTGCGTGTTCGCGACGCTTTCCGCCGATGCAGACATCGGCTGCAAGATACGGTTTCATTCGCCTGCGACCGCCGCAGCTCTCTGGAACGGCGAAAAGGGGCGCATCGACTGCGGGCTTGCCATTATCGACACGATACCGGACGAGGAATACAGTAACGAGTGGGTGCCGAAGCTCGTCAACATGTATACAGCCGATGCGGTACTGGTGCTGCACCGTGAGCGCGACGGCTGGCGCGTGCAGCGCATGATGCACCGCATGGGTCGCCCGCTGATGGAGCCGATGATCTGGAGTGCGACGAGCGGCAAGCCGTTCGGGCGCTCTCGGCTGAAAAAGCCCATTCGCACTTTGATTGACGATTATATCCGCACAGTGGCAAACGCGACGATCGCGCTTGAGTTTGACACGACCCCGCAGAAGTACATTTTGGGCGTGACGGACGACCAGTACGACGTGATTGTATCGGATAAATTCAAACAGTACCTGGGCAGCTTGCTTGCCGCAACCAGTAACCCCGAGACCGGCGAAAACCCGGTGTTCGGGCAGCTTGCGCAGGGCAGTCTTTCGCCCCATGTGGAAAAGATGCGCATGACCGCCACACAGTTTGCAGCGGCGACCGGCTTGACCGTGACGGATGTCGGCATCATCAACGACGCGAACCCCACGAGCAGCGACGCGATTTTGGCGCAGAGCCAGACGCTCGTTTTGCTCGCCCAGCAGCTCAACACCGGCAACGGCGATGCGCTGCGGACGATCGCGTGCATGGCGCAGGCTATTGCGCAGAATAAGACGCTCGACGAGCTGACCGAGGAAGAAAGCGGCATCATGGCGCACTTTAAAAACCCGGCGATGCCGAGTGTGGCAGTAACGGCGGACGCAGCGATCAAGATTGCATCGGCACGGCAGGAATTTGCGAGCACCGATACGTTTTTGGAGATGATCGGCTTTGACCAGGCAGACATCCGGCATATCAAGTCACAGGAACAGCGCGTGCGCGGACAGCAGCTTTTGATGGAGTTGAACGATGAAGCAGATACCGTCGAAAGCATGGCTTAGTTACATAGGCAAGCTGCGTCGGTTAAACACCACGGTTGCAAACTGTATGCAGGCGTATGTAGATCAGTACGGCATTTCTGACAGCCAGAAGCTCATAGATGTTGCGTATGGGCTTGTGACGAAGTACGGCGAAGGCAGCGCAGCGCTTGCGAGCGAAATGTATGACGCGCTCGCAGAGCTTCAGGGCGCGCACGTGCCTGCGGCAGAGCCCGCAGAGACCGCCGAGTACGGCGAAGTGGCACGCATGGTCAACGCGACAAAAACCAGCACGCCGCAGCTCAAAAGCGGGGTGAGCCGCCTTGTAAAGCGTGCCGGAGCCGACACGATGCTGAAAAACGCTTTGCGCGACGGCGCCGGATTTGCATGGGTGCCGAACGGCGACACCTGCGCGTTCTGCATGACGCTGGCCTCCCGTGGGTGGCAGCGGGCGAGTAAGAAAGCCATAAAAAACGGGCACGCAGAGCATATTCACGCGAACTGCGACTGTACATACGCTATTCGGTTTGACCCGGAGGTGAACGTGGAGGGCTACGACCCCGACGCATACCTCAAGGCTTACCGCGACGCCGGAAGCGACGTAAACGAGCTGAGGCGCATCCACTACGCCGAAAACCGCGAGCGCATCAATGCCCAGAAAAGGGCGGCGTATGCGGAGCAGCGTCGTCGAAAGATAGGTAAACAAGGTCAAGAGATCATTGACAAGCCGACTTATAATAAGCTGACAAAGGACTTCTTGAGGCATGGTGGTCTTATTATTCGAGGCGAAGAAGCGGTAAAGCATCTTGAAAAACAGGGGGCATATGCTTCCTACTTTATGGGTGGCAATTTTGCTTTTATTCGTGATGATGCAACCGTATCGGATGTGCTGGAAGAAATGTATCATGCTTTGCAGGATCGTAAAAATATGTTTGCGGAGTATTCTCAAGAGGAAATGTTAATTCGCAGAGAAATCGATGCGCAAAAGTACTTGATTTCCGTTGCTGAAAGATATAAAATACCGATAGAGGAAACAAATGTTACCAAGCAAAACCTTGCAAATTATGAAGAACGATTGAAAGAACGTCTTAACGGTAAGGAGGGTCAAAAAGAATGAAAAAAGAATACAAAATCATTGATGACTTTCAAGCCGGTCCTACGGACATTCGCGTACTTGTTCTTGACAGGGATTATGAATTCCTACCTGTAGCAGAAAGAGGAATTGCAATTATCGACGGCGTGGAATATCCGTTTCAGTTGAATTCCATTCCATGTTGGGCGACGATCAAAAGCCGTGACAGTTTTACAGGAAAAACCGTAGAGTTTTGCTGAAAGTAAAAATTAAACGCAGTTGATAAAGCAGCTTAGCGCTTATGCGCCAGGCTGCTTTTTTCATACCTAAAATTACGCGACGGCTGCGGAAAAGCCGGAAAGGAGAACCAAAATGGCAGAAACTGTAAACCAGGAAACGAACGGCACTGCGGCCGAAACGCAGGAAAACGAGCAGCGCACCTTTACGCAGGCGGAAATGAACGCGATTATTCAGGACCGGCTGACGAGGGAGCGCGGCAAATACGCAGACTACGAAGCGCTGAAAGCGAAAGCGGCGAAGTTCGACGCGGCGGAAGAAGCCGGGAAGACCGAGCTGCAAAAGGCGAATGAGAAGGCGGACGCTTTGCAGAAGCAGGTGGATGCTTTTACAAAGGCGGAGCAGCTGCGCACGGTGCGTCAGAAAGTCTCTACTGCTACCGGCGTGCCGGCAGAGCTTTTGAGCGGCGACACGGAAGAAATCTGCACCGCGCAGGCGAACGCAATCTTGAAATTCGCGAAGCCGAGCGGCTATCCCGCCGTGAAAGACGGCGGTGAACACGGCGCACGCGGCGGCACCGAAAGCGACGGTGTGGCAGCGGCGTTCGGCGCTTTAAACCCGAATTTGAAAATCTAATTTTGTTTACGAAAGGAAAGAAATCTTATGGCACACACAAATCAGGAACGCTGGGCAACTTTGGTAGACGCGAAGCTTCGCAGCCAGCTTGTTACCCGTGATAATCTCATTTTCAACAACCGCTACGAGGGCGACCCGAAGGCGGGCAAAGTAAAAATCCCAGTACGCGACACCGAGGTGGCGGTGAAGACCTACAACAAGGCGAACGGCGTGGACGCTTCCGTCGGCTCGACGACGTATATCGATCTCTCCATCGATCATGATGAGGCCGTGAACGAGCTCATCGACGGCTTCGATGCTGCGAGCGTGCCGGACGGCATCGTGGCGGAGCGTCTGGACAGCGCAGGCTATTCGCTGGCGCTCTCGCTCGACAAGGCGTCTATCAACGCGCTCGAGGGTACTTCCGGCGCAACGGTCAGCGCCACGAAGACAGCTGCGACCGAGACCACCGCATATAAGCTCGCACTGGAAGCAAAGCGCGTGCTGAGCCGCAAAGGCGTACCCGCCGACGGTCGCTTCCTCATCGCGTCGCCGGAGTACCTCGAAGTCCTCATGCTGGACGAGCATTATATCAAGCAGGGCGACCTCTCTCAGACGCTCGTGCAACAGGGCGTGATTGGTCGCATTGCGGGCTTTAACGTGTTTGAGTCCAACAACATGGATTTCGAGAGCACGACGCGCGTCGCGAGCAAAAAGACGACCACGGAGTTTATCGCCGGTCACCCGAACTGGTGCCACCGTGTGATGGAATGGCAGGTGCCCGTGCATTTGCAGGACCTCAACGGTTCCGGAAAGTTCATCGGTGCCAGCGCGGTGCAGGGCCGTAAGGTTTACGGCCTGACGGTATCCAAGCCGCAGACGCTGTACATTAAGCGCACCGAAACCGCGGTGGGCTAAGATGCTGTACGCAACAGCTGAGGACGTTGCGGCGGGGTTCCGAAATTTAAGCGACGATGAAAAAGACCGCTGCGTATCCCTTTTGGAGGAAGCGGCGGTCATCATCGACGCGTATAGCGCCGTGGCGGACGCGGACCGCAAAAAGCTTGTTTCCTGCCGCATGGTGCGGCGCATTCTGGGCGACGGCGGCGGGAACGACGCGCCGCTTTATCCGCTCGGCTCCACGCAAGGCTCGGTGAGCGCCATGGGCTACTCCCAGAGCTGGACGATGGGCAGCGGCAGCGCAGGCGAGCTGTATCTCTCAAAGCTCGAAAAGAAGCTGCTGGGCATCGGTGACCGCATCGGCGCCCGCAGCCCTTTGGAGGGATTATACGATGATACGCGGGATTGACGTTGTACTGTACCGAAAACAGCAGACCGGCGAGGACGCGTTCGGCGCGCCGGTGTTTGATGAAGTGTCGGAGACGGTGCACAACGTGCTCATCGGCGAGCCGACGGCGGAGGAGCTTGTGAACGAATTACAGTTTTACGGCAAGCGGCTCGCGTACACGCTGGCACTGCCGAAAGGCGACGCGCACGACTGGCACGACGTGACGGTTGAGTTTTTCGGGCAGCGGTTTCGCACATACGGCGACGTGACGGAAGGCATCGAAGCAATGATCCCGCTGCGGTGGAACCGAAAGGTGAAGGTGGAGCGATATGGATAAAGTAAAAATCGAGCTGAATAGCAGCGGTATCCGGCAGCTTTTAAAATCCGAAGAAATGGGACAAATGCTGAAACAGCAAGCAGAACAGGTACGCGCCCGGTGTGGAAGCGGATACAGCACAGATTTGTACCAAGCAGGCAGCCGAGTTATAGCGGGCGTATTTGCGGAAACGGCAGAAGCCGCAAAGCAAAACAGTCGCGAAAATACGTTGCTTAAAGCCCTCGGGAGATAATCATGATTGAGATCATCATCAAAAACTATCTCGCGGAAAAGCTTTCGATGCCGGTGGTGCTGGAAGTCCCGGCAGACCCGCCGAAAAGCTTTATATTGCTCGAAAAAACGGGCAGCAGCCGTGAGGAGCATATTGACCGCGCGATGCTGGCGATCCAGTCCTACGCGCCGTCTATGTATGAAGCCGCAAAGCTCAATGAGCGCGTGAAAGCCGCCATGGACAGCGCCGCGGAGCTGGATGCCGTCAGCGCATCGCGGCTTAACAGCGATTACAATTTTACGGACACGACGACAAAACGATACCGCTACCAGGCGGTGTACGATCTCGTTTATTTCGACGAGTGAAAGGAGCATGAATAATGAGCACAGCAACCAATGTAAGCACAGGCAAGCCGAAAGTAGGCGGCGCGATCTACCGCGCACCGCTTGGCACGGCGCTGCCGACCGACGCCAAAAAAGCGCTCACCGAAGCGTATAAAAATCTCGGCTACGCATCCGACGAAGGCGTGGTGAACTCCAACTCTCCGCAAAGCGGCAACATCAAAGCGTGGGGCGGCGACAACGTGCTGACCTATCAGAACGAGAAAACTGACACGTTCGCGTTTACGCTCATCGAAGCGCTGAACAGCGACGTGCTGAAAGCGGTGTATCTCGATGAGAACGTCACCGGCGATCTTGAAAACGGCTTGACCGTCAAAGCAAACGGCAAGGAGCTCGCCGCCGGCGTGTGGGTTATCGACATGATTATGCGCGGGGGTATTTTGAAACGCGTCGTCATTCCGAACGGCACAATCACCGAGGTGGGCGACGTGACGTATGCGGACGAAAGCGCCGTAGGCTACGAGGTCACCGTGACCGCCGTGCCGGACAGCGCAGGCAACACGCATTACGAGTATATGAGCAAGCCGGCAGCGGCATAAGGAGGTAGATCATGATTAAAGGCAAGACAAGCGGCGGCTTCGAGTTTGAAATTGACGGCAGCGTGCTGGAGGATATGGAATTTGTGGACGCGCTGGCGGAGACCGTGAACGATAATCCACTGGCGTTTTCCAACGTCTGCGCGATACTGTTTGGCAAGGAACAGAGAAAGCGCCTTTATGACTTCCTGCGCGGCGATGACGGCCGAGTGCATATCACAGCCGTTTCGGACTGTATCCGCGAGGTCATGGACGCGATCGGAGACGCGGGAAAAAACTGATCGTCCTTGCCCGCATGATCGCGACGGACAAGAACGCCCTGATCTGCGACATGGCGGAAACCTACAAGGTGTTTGACCTGCGGGCGCTGCCGGTGCCCATGCTGGCGACGCTCGCGGCGGGCTTACGGGACGATTCGAGAATCAAAATAAAGTTATCGGGAGCGCGTGCAGCGACGGACACCTTGCTTTTGGCGTCCATAGCTGACGCGCTTAATTTTTTAGCATGGGCAAAGACAAAGGCGGCGCAGACCGGCAAAAACCGCCCCAAACCGCTTTTGAACGCGTTTATGGAAGTGCCGCAAACGCACGACGAAGTGACGGGCTACCGCACGCCGGAGGAATTCTGTGCCGCATGGCAGCGGTTAGGGGGTGAAGCAAATGGCAACTGAAATTGCAAAGGCGTATGTGCAGATCGTACCCTCAATGCAGGGTATACAAGCGCAGCTCTCAAAAGAGTTAGCCCCGGCAGTCGAGATGAGCGGCAAAGAGTCGGGGCAGAAGATGGGCAACGCGCTCGCGGGCGGATTGAAGTCTGCGGCAAGCTCTATCGGCAAGGCGTTTACAGCCGCAGCGAAAGCCGCAGCCGTGGGATTCGGTGCGGCTGCGGCGGCTGTGGCGGCGGTCAGTAAGTCGGCGCTGAATGCGTATGCGGATTATGAGCAGCTTGTCGGCGGTGTGGAGACACTGTTCGGAAATGCGTCGGACAAAGTGCTGCAAAACGCAAACCGAGCATTTCAGACGGCCGGTCTTTCCGCCAACGAGTACATGGAGACGGTGACGAGCTTTTCCGCGTCGCTTTTGCAAAGCGTGGGTAAGGACACAAAAAAAGCGGCGGAATATGCCGACCAAGCCCTTGTGGATATGTCCGATAACGCCAACAAAATGGGCAGCAATATGCAGGACATTCAAAACGCCTATCAGGGTTTCGCCAAGCAGAACTATACGATGCTCGATAACCTCAAGCTGGGCTACGGCGGCACAAAAGAGGAAATGGAGCGCCTTATCGCCGATGCAAACAAGGTGAAGCAGGCAAACGGTGAAATGGCAGATCTGTCGATAGACAGCTTTGCGGACATCACCGAAGCGATCCACATTGTACAAACGGAAATGGGCATCACAGGCACGACGGCGAAAGAAGCCAGTACGACCATTCAGGGCTCTGTCGGCATGATGAAAGCATCGTGGAAAAACCTGCTCGTCGGCGTTGCGGACGATACACAGGACTTCGGCGGGCTGATGGATAACTTCGTGGACAGTGTGGGAACAGCCGCAAAGAACATTCTGCCGCGTGTAGAAACGATTTTAGGCGGTATCGGCAGTCTGGTCAAGGGCTTGGCTCCCGTGGTCGCACAGGCCGTCCCGCAGCTCGTGATGACGATCTTGCCCAGTATGGCGTCGGCTGCCGCATCACTGCTGCAAGCGTTTGCGGGCAGTCTGGTCGAGCTGGCACCGGCATTGTTGCAGTCGGGGCTCAGCGGTATACAGACGGTCCTTGTAAGCGGACTGAATGTGCCGCAGGGGCTTGCGGATAACATCATGCACGTTTTTGATAATGCTGCCAAAGCGATAGAGAATGTTTTGGGCGCGGTCAAAGATGCAATCGGCACGATTGGCAGCGCTTTGAGCAACGCAGAAATAGACTGGGGCGGCATCTGGGACGGTATCGCAGACGCAGTATCAGTTGCCGGTGATATTATCGCCGGAGTGTGTACAGCAATCGGAGACGCTGTGGTTTATGTAGGCGGTATTGTCGGTACAGCTTTGCTGGCAGTCGGCGACCAACTCGGCTGGCTTGTTGAGCAGGCGCAAACAGACGGCACGGCAATCCATGCTGCATGGACAGCGGTGCAGGACGCTTTCAGTGCGGTGGGCGATGTAATCGGCATGGCATTGGAAGGTTTATCCTCTCTATTCGGCTCATTCTTCGCGGATAATCAGTCGGGCACAAGTTTGTTTTCTGCCGTATGGGAGTATGCGGCAACATATCTTGCAACGATTGCGCAGACCATTGCCGGTGCGATACAGGGCATTGCGGACGCAATCAAATGGCTTGTGGACGAAGCGCAGACGGACGGCACGTTCCTCAATGCGATCTGGACGCAGGTGCAAACGGTGTTCGAGACGGTGACAAGCGTCATTTCGTCACTGTTCTCTGCGTTCACGGCAGCGCTTAACGGCGACTGGAGCGCATTCGGCGAAAATCTGCTCAATGCCGGAAAAATATTTCTCGGCGGGCTCGCTAATCTTTGGAATAACGGATGGACAGCGATTGGTAACTTTGCAACGCAGATTTGGAATGCAATCAAATCCTCTGTTTCAAATATCATCAACGGCATAAAATCTACGATCGGCACGGTGGTGGACGCGATCAAATCCAAGGTGACGACGGTGTTTTCGGCGGTAAAAACGGCGATCGAAAACCCGATAAAGGCAGCCAAAGAGACGGTCACGTCAATTTTTAACGCCATTAAAAAGGGTATCGAAACGCCGATCAATGCGGCGCGGGACGCGGTGCGCAACGCGATCGACAAGATCAAAGGCTTTTTCAATTTCTCTTGGAGTTTGCCGAAGCTCAAATTGCCGCACATCTCCATTACGGGCAGCTTTAGCCTTGTGCCGCCGCGTGTGCCGCATTTCGGCATATCTTGGTATAAAAAAGCCATGAACACGCCGATGCTGCTGAATAATCCGACAATCTTCGGCGCGGCGGGCGGCTCTCTGCTTGGCGCGGGCGAAGTGGGCCCCGAGGTTGTCTCCGGCGCTGCAACGCTGATGGACATGATCCGCTCGGTTGTGGATGACGCGCAGCAAACGGACGGTATGCCCGTCACGGAACTGCACGCTATTTTGACGATTCTGCGCGAAATTTTGCAGATGCTCATCGGAGGCTCTCCGCGCGACGAAAAGCTTGCGGCGATGCTGGCGGACGCGATTAGCCGGATACAGTTGCAGGTGAACGCGGTGTTCGACCCACGCGAAGCCGGTCGCGCACTTGCACCGGAAGTGGACAAGCGGCAGGGCGGCACGGCAGTTCTGCGTGAAAGGGGAGTGGTCTGATGGGCGTGCTCATCGGCGAAAACGACATGTACACGGACTTCGGCATGATCTTGACGGATCTTTCGCTCGAAATGCCGGAGGTCAAAATGAAATACCAGGCATTGCCGCTCGAAAACGGCAGCATCGACCTGTCCGAGGTCGTCACGGGACGCCCGGTGTACGGGCTGCGCACGCTCAAACTGACGTTCAAGCGGCGCGGCGCTTCGGCATCGGAGTGGCTTTCGGTATGCTCGCAGATCGCGTCTGCGGTGCATGGCAAACGCCTGCCAATCACGTTGCCCGATGACCCGGACCATTATTATTTGGGTCGTATCGCCTGTACGTTGGGCGCGAAGGAATACGGTGCGGGCACGTTTGAGATCACGGCAACGTGCGAGCCTTATAAGTACGCGCAGACCGAGAGTGCAGTTTCGTGCGGCGCGGGCACGACGGCAGTTATCAACAACGGCGACGAGATCGTCTCGCCGACCTTTACGGCATCCGAAACGGGCATGACGGTGGCGCTCAACGGCGGCGCAGCGTACAGCATTGCGCAGGTGGGCAAGGCCGTAAAAATCCCCGAATTGCTGCTTTTGCCGGGCGAGAATAACGTCGTCGTGACCGGCACGGGCAACGTCGTTTTGACTTGGCGCGAGGGGGTGCTGTAATTGTTTAAGATTACGGCGCAAAACCGCAGCGGCGAAACCTACACGCTGTACGATCCGCGCAGTCCGGATTTAAAGCTCATCTCGCCGACGTGCAAAACGGCCGTGAACAAAGCCGGACTGCTCACCTTTTCGGTGCCGCTGACGCACCCGCACACAGACAAAATCGCAAAGCTTGATACTGTCGTCACCTTATGGCAAGACAACGAGATTATATTCCGCGGGCGCGCCCTCAATGACGAGTGGGATTTGCGCAGCACGCGGAAAATCGAGGTCGAGGGTGAGCTCGCTTACCTAAACGACAGCGTGCAGCCGCTGACGGTGTACCATGACATGACGGTGGCGGCATACTTTGCGAAGCTCATCGAGCTGCATAACGCACAGGTGGACGAAAGCCGACGCTTTACCGTGGGACAAGTCACCGTGACAAACAGCACCGACAACGTGTACAGGCAATCGGACTACGAAAGCACCATGGACGCGCTGCAAGACAAGCTCCTTGACCGTATGGGTGGCTATCTCGTGATACGTTACGGCACGGACGGCACGCGGTATTTGGATTACCTCAAGGAGTACGGCAACGTAAACAGCCAGCGGATTACCGCAAGCACCAATCTGCTTGACATGCTGCACACCGTGCGCGGCGAGGACGTTGCGACGGCCATTATTCCACTCGGCGCGCAGCTCGACGAGGACAAGGTGGGAACGGTAACACCGCGCCTTACAATCGCTGCGGCAAACGATGGAAAAGATTATATCTACGATGCGGACGCGGTGGCAAAATGGGGCTGGATTTACAAAGTCGTCGTGCACAATGACATCACGCTCGCCGAAAATCTCCTGCGTGCGGGCTATGCCGACTTAGAGGCGGCAAAATACCTACAGGGCAGCATTGAGGTGAATGCAGTAGATTTGCACCTTGTGGACAGTTCCGTTGAGCGCATTAAGCTCGGCGACATGATCTTATTTTCGGCGCCGGGCAGCGCAACGCCCATATCGATGCTTGTATCCGAGATCGATTTGCCGGTGGACGAACCGGGGGACGCGACCTACACGCTCGGCACCTCATACCGCACGATGACGGAGCAGCAAGCTCTCATGCGCAGGCAAGCCGCACAGCCGGTCAAAGACGGCGAAGACGCGACGCTTTTGCGCATTGAGAGCTCGCGGGGGACGGTGTTTAAAAATGACAGCATTTCCACCGTACTTTCGGCGGTGATCTACCACGGCAAAACGCGCATAACGGACGTGGACGCACTGCGGGCGACGTTCGGAAGCGGAGCGTATTTGCAATGGAAGTGGCAGCGCTTGGACGAGAGCGAGTTCGGCGTTATCTCCGCCGCAGACAGCCGTATCGGCGCGGGTGGCTTTACGTTTACACTGTCGCCCGACGACGTGGACACCAAAGTAACATTTATGTGCGAGCTAATCATTTGATTTTTGAAAGGATGGCAATATGGCAATTAAGAGTGCAGACCAAATCACGATCGTTGACGTAACCGATGCGTACTCCGTGATGCTCACAAGCGAGGCTTATACGTTTGTGGGCAATACCACGGGAGCGCCCGCGGGGCAGACATGCAGCACCGAGGCCGTGGCTTTTTGCGGCACGAACCAGTGCAACGCGTTGACCGTGAATAAAGACAACATCGTTTGCCCGACGGGCATCAGCGTGGCAGTAGAAAACAACGGCACCGCAAAGGTAAAGATCGTCTTTACCACCACAGGCACGATCACGGCAGCGTGCGAAGCAACGATCCCCATAGAGGTGGACGGCGTGACCGTGAATAAAAAGTTTAGTTTTGCGGTGGCAAAGACGGGTGCAAAGGGCGACACCGGCAGTGCAGGCAGAGGCATTACCGGCGTGACGACCTATTACCTGGCATCTGCCTCGGCAACGGGCGTAAGCACCTCCACAAGCGGGTGGACGACCACCATGCAGACGACCGACACCACGAAAAAGTATTTGTGGAGCTACCAGAGCATCGCGTACACATCTGGCAATCCGACGACCACAACGCCGGTGATTATCGGCACACACGGCGCAACGGGCGGCAAAGGCGAAACGGGCGCGACCGGCAACGGCATCAAAAGCGTCGTAAACTACTACCTTACGACTTCGGCGGCGAGCGGCGTGACGGTAGACACCTCGGGGTGGAGCACAACGCCGAAGGCAACTACCACCACGAACAAATATATTTGGTGCTATCAACTCATCACGTACACATCCGGCGACCCGACGACCACAACGCCGGTGATTATCGGCACGCATGGCGCGACCGGCAGCAACGGCGCGGACGCGATCACGCTGACGATCACGAGCAGCGCCGGCAACATCTTCAAAAATTCCAGCGGGTCAACCGTCCTCACGGCGCACGTGTACAAAGGCGGGGCCGAACAGACGATTGCCGATAACGGCACATGCGGCTCACTCGGTACAATCAAATGGTACAAGGGTTCCGGCACGACGGCCGTCGCCACAGCCAAGACGCTGACGGTCAACGCGTCCGATATAGCAAACAGCGAGGTTTACACCTGTCAGCTTGAGTAAAAGGAGGTGCGCAAATGGCGGTAAAAGCATCGGCGATAATCACTTTGTCGCACCTTGTGGATATTGTATCCACTACGAGATACTACAAACTGCAAAGTTCCACCGCCGCTGCGCCGAGCAAGCCGACGGCTAACCCGCCGAGCGGATGGAGCAAAACCGAGCCTACATACACTGCAGGCAGCACCAACACGCTCTATTTTGTGGACTGCACCGTGTTTTCCAACGCCACTTTTGCTTATTCGGACGTATCCAAATCCAGCAGCTACGAGGCCGCGAAAGAGGCTTATAACAAAGCACAGGCGGTAGAAAAGACGACGGAAACCGTAAAGCAGGAGCTTGTGGATTACAAGGTCGACGCGCGGAAGGACATGGACAGCATCACGGCATCGGTAACGGAGACCAGGACGGAGCTGACCACGACGACCGAAAACGTGTATGACGCGCTGGGACGTTTACAAGATACCGCAGTCTCTACAGAGGAGCTCGAAAACGTTAAACAGCTGCTCATCACCCAATGGAGCGATCAGCTTGAATACCGCTTTACGCAGGTAACAAATCTCATTGACAGCACCAACGGCACGGTGGCGGAAAATCAGCGGCTTTTAGAACAGTATATCCGTTTTGAAGGGGCACGAATTACGCTCGGCCGCAGCGACAGCGCCATACAGGCGGTGCTCTCCAACGACCGGCTCGAATTTGTCGAAAACGGTCAAACCGTCGCGTATATCTCCAATCGTATGCTTTATATCACGGATGCGCATATCACGGGCAGCTTGTCTTTCGGCAACGCAGACACGGGCTTGTATATGTGGCGTTATAACGCGGAGGCCGACACGTTTGATCTTGAGTTTGAGGGGGACGACTGATGGGCAAAAACAGCTATAAAGCCCAGCTTAACTATTACGACAGTAAGTGGGGCTGGAAAAGCGAGGGCACCGCCTCGCAGGGCCAGTGGGACGGCACAGGTGTGCGCACCGGCGTGCTGTACTTTCCTGGCCTTGCAGCGCTCAAGGGCAAGATCATCAACAGCGTAAAGCTTACCGCGACGACCGGACAGACGGGCTACGGCACAGCGACCACCAAAACGGTATACATCTACAACTCCGCCTCGCAGGGCGGCATTAAAACCTCGCTCAACGCAGGGCACCGCACAGGCAATGCGCTCGGCAGCTGCAAAGCGCCCATGTGGGATAATACCAAAACGTTTGACGCTGCTTTCATGGCGGCATCTATCGCCGCCGGATATGATACGTACTGCATCTACAATGGCAGCTCTTACACGGATTATCTCAAATGGACGGCTGTAACGCTTGAGGTGGATTGGCAGGAGCCCGCAACACAGCCGAGTTTAAGTGCCTCGACCGTGGAGATGGGCAAGAGCGTGACAATCAACACGCCTGCGGTAAACAGTGCCTACAGGCACACACTGCGCTACGCGTTCGGCGGCGCATCCGGAACGATTGCCACGGGCATTGCAAGCAGCGTGAGTTGGACGCCGCCGGTGTCGCTCGCAATTCAAATACCGTCCGCCACGGCGGGCAGCGGTACAATCTATTGCGATACATATTCCGGCAGCACGCTCCTCGGCACAAAGTCTGTAAGCATCACGCTCACCGTCCCCGGCAGCGTAGTTCCGTCGGCGGGCACGCTTTCGGCAGCGCTCGCCGAAGACACAAGCGGCACGGGTCTATTCGTAAAAGGCATGGGCAAAGCAAAGCTGACGCTTTCGGGCGCATCCGGCGCATACGGCAGCAGCATCACCTCGTACACGATTACCGGCGGCGGATGGACGGCCACAAATGGCGCATTGACAACCGGCACACTGGCCTCGGCGGGCAACATCACATTCATGGCCACGGTAACGGATTCGCGCGGCCGGAAAGCGAGCACTACGCGCGCGATCAACGTCATAGACTACACAAAGCCCGGCGTAGCGGCGTGCGACGTATATCGCTGCGATGCAGACGGCAACCGCAAAAAGGCAGGCACGTATTTTGCCGTGGAGATCAACGCGAGTTACAGCGCAATCACCGGCAACACCTTGAGCATTACAGCTCGATACAAAAAGCAGTCCGAGAGCAGTTACGGCACCGCGGCGAACGTTACCAACAACGGCAAAACCGTGCTCGGCGGCGGAAATATAGGCGCGTCCACCACCTACGACGTGCTCGTGACGGTGGCGGACAAGTATAACAGCTTACTTATCCAGCGTACTCTGTCTACAAAAAGTGTGCTGCAATCCTTCAAGCGCAGCGCAGGGGCGGCCATCGGCAAAGTGGCCGAGCTCGCAAACTGGCTGGACGTGGCGTGGGATACGCGGATTCGGGGTAATTTGCAAGTGGACGGCACAATCTCATCGTCAGATCAACACCGCATCAAGTGGCAGACTATCCCGGACGGCGCTGACCTTAATGATGATACATACAAAGTACCGGGACATTATCGCTCAATTAAGGGTGCTAACAAAATTTCAAACGCGCCCCCTAGTCTCAGTTACGGTGCTTTTGAACTGGTAGTAACGGGCATAAGTGATAGTAGCTATTGTACACAAACTGTTAAAGACTTTTCGAATAATCGATCGTGGGTGCGCACACAGACAACCTGGCAAAAACCGTGGATGTGGACTAATTGGACGAATATAGTCACAACAGATATTGGTGGAGACTATTATGCGCGACTGCAAAGCCCAAACAATCTAATACACGCGGGAAACGAGTTCACGTTTGCGGCCCCAAAACTCAGCAACGATATTTGGCTCAATTACCGCACAGCAAGCGGAAATTTGGATGGCAGTATTGGGACGTATCTGTTTGGCAACGGCAAAGGTGGATATGCACCGATCAAGGCCAGCGGCGTTTATGCAGCATCGCTCGGATGGAAAACGTTGTGGAGCGGCAAGCTCACGTCTGGCAGCATCACAATCACAGGCGCTAAAAAGTACGCAGCTATCCTCGTGAGCGGGCATCCGGGTAGCGAGGCGTATCGCACGCACATTTGCTTGCCCACCGGCGGTATTGACGGCCAGATGGTAACAAATATGGTGTACATGTATTTTGTTACCACATACAGCGGAGATGACTGCACGATAACGCTAAAAAGCAATCCCAGCAACGGAAACATCGATTATGTCTGGGGCATTGTGCAGTGGAAGAGGTGAGCAAATGCAGATAACCTTAAACGGTCAAGGCTATATTGAAAGCTATGCGCTCATCGGTGGGCTTGTAGACGGCATCGAGATAGAGGCGCCCGATGATCTGCTGGAGGACTTTAAGCAGCACTCGGAGGCGTACAAGCTTGCAGACGGTGTGCTTGTACTGGATGCAGATAAGCTCAAGGCCGACGCGGATGCGGCGGAGCTAACCATTATTCGGCGGCGACGCGAAACCGAGTGCTTTGCGTATATCAATCGTGGCGAGCTGTGGTACGGCCTACTCACAGACGAGCAAAAAGCCGAGCTTGCAAACTGGTATCTCTCTTGGCTCGATGCGCCGGAGACGCGGACAATCCCCGCACCGCCGGTGTGGCTGGATAAACTTTAAACACATTAAAAGGAGCAAAAAAATGAACAAAGCAACTGTACTTAAATCCGTAACGGCAGTCGTTGGGGCGGGGGTCGCGGCATACTGCGGGCAGCTGGCCGCGCCGGTGCTCGTACTGCTGTGCATGATGGTGATCGATTACGTCACCGGCATGGTCAAAGCCTACATGACGGCGCAGCTCAGCTCGCGCATCGGTGTGAGGGGTATTCTCAAAAAGCTCTGCTACATGGCGATGGTGGCAGTCGGCGCGGGTGTGGATTATCTGCTGCGCGGCGCCCTGGTGCAGGCGGGCATCGACCTGCACATCGAGCTTTTCTGCGGCCTGCTGGTCGCAATCTGGCTCATCATCAACGAGCTCATTTCCGTCATGGAAAATCTTGCTGCCATTGGCGTGCCGGGTTTTCCGCGGCTGTCTAAACTGTTGGAGAGATTGAAGAACACCGTAAGCAAAGAGGAGGAAAAATAATGGTACCGATTAAAGAAAATCTACTCAGCAAGCGTAAATATGACCTAAAAGTCCCGGTGGAGTCCTGCGCGAAGGACATGAAATATATCGTCGTGCACAACACGGCAAACGATGCTTCCGCCGCGAATGAAGTCGCGTATATGATTCGCAACGACAGCTCTACGTCGTTCAACGCGGCGGTCGATGACAAGGAGATCGTCATCGGCATTCCGCTGAGTAGAGGTGCGTTTGCTGCGGGGCAGCGCGACGGCAATGCACATGGTATTCATATCGAGATTTGCTATTCGCTTTCGGGCGGCACGCGTTTCGATAAAGCCGAGAAAAACGCCGCAGAGTATATCGCAAAGCTGCTCACCGAGCGCAAATGGGACATTTCGCACGTGAAGAAGCATCAGGACTTCGACGGCAAATACTGCCCGCACAGAACACTCGACAAAGGCTGGCAGCGATTCGTAAACATGGTGAAAGGATATATGGAGCCGGCGAAAAAGCCCGCGTCGAGTGCATTTACACCATACCTCATCCGTAAAAACTGCCGTGACCCGCTGAACATCCGCAAGGGTCCGGGCACAAATTACGGCGTGCAGGGCCAGATCAAGGACACGCTGCGCTATACGATTGTTGAGGAATGCAGCGGCCCCGGCTCCGCCAAGGGCTGGGGACGCCTCAAAGCCGGCGGCTGGATCGCACTCGACTGGGTGAAGAAGGTCTAAAAGTAAATACATAAAGCAAAAGGCGCAGGGCTGCCGGGGTTTCCGAGCGGGCTCTGCGCCTTTTTTTGTTATAAAAATCGCGCCCCGGGTTGGAAGGACGATGACCGCGGGGCGCTTGACAGATTTACAAGAGCATTATATAAAACCAACAAAGAAATGTCAAGAAAATCTTGAACAGACCTGCAAAAATCTGCTATGATATGTCAAAAGAGGGGTAGCTATGACAAAAGAGCAGATTAGAACAAAATTTGACCGTTGGACTGAACGTGTAGGGCACACGCCGCTTAAAAATGACCTCGACAATGCGACGCTTTTGCTTTCATACGACGATAAGCAAACAAGTACAACACTTTCGACTGTGGCAGTCTATGCCGTCGCCGTTCATACCAACCACGTGCATGTGTTCTTGTTCTCCGTGCAGACCGTGTGGCAGCTTGATGAGCGGGGCAATACCGGCGAAGTGCTTGATGAGAGGTATAGGGTTATTGTGGCGTTGTAATAAACTTCAATAATTTCAGAAAATTAAGTTTTTGTGAATTTTTCAAAAAAACATTGATTTTTTCTTTTACCTTGCATATAATTAAACTGCAGGTAGAAATACGCTGTCTACCCGTGTAACCGAATTAACGTTTAAGCGACATGTAATGTCGTCGAGCACGGGGGCCGCCTTCGGGCGGCTTTTTTTATAGTTGTTTGTGGATGGTAGGTAAATTAGATATGAATATTTTTGTATATTCAGATGAGTCTGGAGTGTTCGACAAAATCCATAATAAAATATTTGTGTTTGGCGGAGCAATTTTTTTATCAGCAAATGAGCGTGATAATTGGAACAGAAAGTATATTGCGGCTGAAAAATCAATTTGATCGAGTGAAAACATCGAGAGAGAAGCAGAAGTTAAGGCAAGTAATGTGTCAAATAAATCAAAAGGGAAACTATATCGTTCATTAAATGCCGTACATAAATTTGGTGTAGTTATCGATGAAAGCCGAGTATTGGATAATATATTTGATAGTAAAAAGTCGAAGCAAAGGTATTTAGATTATGCATATAAAATTGGAGTCAAGCGCAAATTCGAGGATTTAATAGCCAGAAATTTAATTGATCCTCAAAAAGTTGATAATCTATATTTTTCCGTGGATGAACATACAACGGCGACCGATGGCAGGTATGAACTTAAAGAAGCACTTGAACAAGAGTTTAAAATAGGTACATACAATTATTCTTATTCTGTATTTTATAAACCGATATTTCCAAATCTTAAAACTCTTGATATGAGATTTTGCAATTCACAGAAAGTAACGTTGGTACGATCGGCTGATATAATTGCAAATAAAGTTTATTTTGAAGCTAATAAAACGTGTAATCAGAATATTCAAAGAGAGAACAAATTACTTATAACTTATCTTCCATAAGCGATAAATG